ATGCTCGCTATGGAATCCGACAATGGTTGTGCAATTGGGGAGATCTTTAATGTCGCATACGGGAAAAGCAAAACGGTAAATGAAATAAGTAGACTAATGGGAGATCGCTTTATTAAAATCCCAGAAAGAGAAGGCGAGATAAAAAATATATCTGCAAATATTTCTAAAATAAAAAAAGAGCTTGGCTTTGAGGCCAAGATTGATGTAGAACAATGGATAAAATCAAAGTATGAATAAAGACTCTAAAATATTTGTTGCTGGGCATAACGGAATGGTCGGAAGGGCTATATGTAATCACCTAGGCGGCAAGGGGTATGAAAACATCATAACCGCATCCTCTAGCTCGCTAGACCTAACCTTACAAAAAGAAGTTAATGATTTTTTCGTGAATCATGAAGGATTTGATGTGGTTATCGACTGCGCTGCAAAAGTTGGCGGGATACACGCCAACAGTACTTACAGGGCTGACTTTATTTATAGGAACCTACAGATCCAAAACAACTTAATTCATACGTCCCACTTATGGGATGTCTCTAAATTTTTATTTTTAGGTAGCTCATGTATGTACCCTAAATTTGCCGAGCAGCCCATTAAAGAAGAGTATCTGCTTACTTCCCCTCTGGAGCACACTAACGAACCATATTCGATAGCTAAAATTGCAGGTATCAAAATGTGCGAAAGCTATTACAAGCAATACGAAAGAGATTACATATCTGTAATGCCATGTAATCAATACGGTCCATATGACAACTTTCACCCTGACAACTCACATGTTTTACCGGCCCTGCTAAGGAGATTCCATGAGGCGAAAACAAATGAGCAACCAGTAGTCAAGGTATGGGGGACAGGTAAAGCAAAAAGAGAGTTCATGCATGTTGACGATCTGGCAAGGGCGTGTATATTCATACTCGAAAACATAGACATCAAAAAAGTCTATGATCAAAAAATATCTCACATAAATATAGGAAGCGGGGTGGAGCATTCCATCGAGGAACTGGTTACGACTATAAAAAACGTTGTTGGGTATGAAGGGGAAGTAACTTTCGATTTGTCCAAGCCAGATGGGACCATGAGAAAGCTAATGGATTCTTCGAAACTTAACAATTTAGGGTGGACCCCAAGCATAAACTTAGAAGACGGATTAAAGACAACGTATAGTTGGTATATAGAATCTGAGAAACAAGGAACCATAAGGGAAATATGAGTAAAAAGATTTTAGTAACAGGAATACTAGGACAAGACGGCGCAAACATGTGCGAGTACTTGCTGAACGAAATTTCAGATGTAAAAGTATTTGGAATGATCAGAAGGGTCGCGAACCCAAACTATGAAAATTGCAAAAGCTTTCTTGATAACGGGAATTTCCAACTCGTATATGGAGACCTAACAGACGAAATAAGCATATCCAAATTAGTTCGAGAAATTCAACCTGACTATTTTGTAAATTTTGCAGCAAACTCCTTTGTAGCTTGTAGCTGGGACATGCCAATGCAAGTATTTGACGTTAACGCTGTTGGAGTAATGAGATGCCTAGAGGCAATAAAAGCCTACCAACCTAAATGTAGGTTTTACAGTGCTGGGTCCAGTGAGGAGTTTGGGGATGTTGATTACGCCCCTCAAGACATGAAGCACCCACTAAAACCTCGTAGCCCATACGGAGCCTCTAAATGCTCCGCGAGGCATCTCGTAAAAGTATACAGGGAATCTTACAACTTATTTGCTGTTCATGGCACATTATTTAATCATGAAGGCACAAAAAGAGGTGAGGAATTTGTCACTAGGAAAATCACCAAAGGTGTGGCGAGAATTAAAAAAGCGATAGACAGCAATGAGCACTTCGACCCAATTGAATTAGGAAACATATACTCCAAAAGAGACTGGAGTGATAGCGAAGACTTCGTAAAGGGGGTATGGCTGATGCTTAATCAAGACTCCCCAAAAGATTACTTGCTCGCAAGCGGAGAAACGCATACAATCAAGGAGTTCGTTACGATAGCGTTTGGGTGCGCTGGGCTAGAGGGGACTTGGACAGAAGTAGAGGAAGAGCCGCTTAGAACTAAATTCGCGCTAAACTCCGAAGAATACGAAGTGTTAGTGCAGATAAATGAAAAATTCTATAGACCAGCAGAAGTAGAGCTATTACTAGGAGATGCAAAAGAAATTAAAGAAGAACTCGGATGGTCCCCAAAAGTATCGTTTAGAGAACTTGTTGCAAAAATGGTTGAATGGGACGTTGAACAAGCGTGATCAATATCTATTCATACTCCATAAGTTCGTAGACAAAGAAGCGGAGATTAATTACCCGAAGCAATTTAAAATGGCCAAGACCCTAGTCGGGAAGTATGGCTTTTATTTTTTCATAGTCGTCGATTTAGACTTTAAGCCTGATTGCCTGTCTTTTTTTATAAGCCAAAAGGGCCAAGACACACTTTTTAAGAGGTTTAAGTACATAGCCCTGAGTATAAATAAGAGCAAGAGATCCAAGGTGGGAGATAAAAAAATAGGCAAAGACAGAAAGTTCGAGAAAAGAAATCGTAAACCTGCTTTTTTGAAACATAAAAAATATTAATCATGCCAAGAAAGAAGAAAGTCAAAGCAGAGGACATAAAGGGCTCGTCTAGCAACCAACTAAATGAATTGCTTAATCAATATTCCGATGACCACCACAACTTTAAAGAAGACGTATACTATAAAGTAAGCACTGGAAGCTTGATTCTAGATATAAGAACTGGCGGCGGCATAATGCCGGGGCTTCATCGGTTTTGTGGTATAAACGAAGGGGGTAAAACGTCAGAGGCCTTAGAAGTCGTAAAAAACATGCTCAAAGACATCGATGACTCTAAAGGCATATATGTAAAGTCTGAAGGGCGATTAGACCCTGAGATGGAAAAAAGGACCGGAATAAAATTTGTTAAAAGCGCAGAAGAGTGGGAGGTAGGCACATGTTTCGTTCTCGAATGTAATGTATATGAAACGGTTTTCAAAATAGTAAAAGCCCTCATATCTGACAATCCAGAACAAATAAGGTATGGGATTATAATTGATAGCGTTGACAGCTTGATCCCGAAAGGAGATTTAGAAAAAGATCTCGATGAAGCAACTAAAGTGGCGGGAGGGGCATTGTTAGCCTCTAAGATCATGCAGAGGATCTCTTTAGATATGTGCAAAGGGGGACATATCATGATCCTAATAAGTCAAGTAAGGTCAGATATCCAATTGGACCCTTATGCCAAAAAAGCCTTTAAGAACACAACCGCAACCGGAGGTAACGCCTTAATGCACTATGCTAATTTTATTTTTGAATTCGAAGGCAGATACAATAAGGATTTGATACTAGAAAAACCAAATGAAAGGTACGACCCAATTAAAAATAAAATATTGGGCCACGAAGCTAAGATAACGATCAAGAAATCCCCCAACGAAAAAACCAACACTATAATTTGTTATCCCGTTAGGTACGGAGGAAAAGGAGGTAATAGCGTCTGGAAAGAAAGGGAAATTAGAGACCTAATGTTCGAAAATGGACTTCTAATTAAATCTGGAGCTTGGGTGACTGTAGGGCCAGACGTTATTGAACAAATGAAAGACATAGGCTTAGAAATACCTGAGAAATTTCAAGGCAGAGACTCAATACTCGAATTCATGAAGGAAAATGAGAAGTTCGTAGAATACTGGTATAACAAATTCAAAGAAGTCTACATAGAATCATGATGCTCAGGCTATACAGCATGACTGGCAGATTGATCTCTAAAAATGTAAGTAAATATAAAATAAAATGGAGTAAACCCTCTAGGTCTAAACTCCAATTTAAAGTTAAACAATTTTTGAAACCATTTTGGAGGCATCAAATATGCTTCGAAGAATTTCCAGTGTATGGCTCTAAAATGTCTGTAGATCTAATCAACTTTACAAAAAAAATAGCAATTGAAGTAAACGGCCCACAGCACAAAGAATTCAATAAATTTTTCCACAACAATTCAAAAGCTAATTATTTGAATTCAATAAGAAGAGACTGGGAAAAGACAGAATGGCTGGAGAAAAACGGTTTCTCCTTAATTGAGATCGAACACGATGAAGTGGACGGGCTTACAGAAAGCTTTATCAAAGAAAAATTTGGAATTTCGATATCCTAAGCGTGTAAATAACAATATGGGCAAAAAATTTCGATTCCCTAAAAAGGTACTAGACAACATAAACGAATGCTCTAATGGAGGATTTGTTCTGTTCAACTTCGACTCAGAAGGCCACCCTAAAGTTTTTTCGAATGCCGATTCTCCAATGTGCGCTATGGCCCTACAAATGTACGTATCGAATTGGAGCAAAACACTGGAGACGGTCAACTTGGAAGCCTCAGTCGAAGAAATGATTAAAGACGAAGAGCCTCCGGAAGAGCGCGAAGAGCTTTAGCTTGACTAGCCAAAGTAACTGGTTTATCTTGATTGCTTCCGAGAGTCGGCAATGCAAATTCATTCGATACAAACAGAGAAGAGGGTCTTAGGGGGGTTGATTAATCACCAAGAAGTATTTCCAGACATAGATTTATTTTTAACTCCAGAGCATTTTTTCAACGATGTCCATAGCACGATATACATGGTCATCAGGTCCTGCTTAAAAGAAGAGAACAGGATAGATAAAATTGTTTTAGCCAACAAAATAAAAGATATCGGTGTTTCCTTTAAGGACGATATAGATATATTCGAGTACGTAGAAGATATAACCTTTACTCAGGTTACGGAAAAAGGGACGTTAGAAAACGCAGAGACCCTCCATCAAATAAAAAT